AATCTGGACTTCTAGGATCAACGCCTACAAGTATTTCACCAGTTTTTTTCTCCATATTCCTGCGTCTGTAATTAACTGCTCTAACACTCAATCCAGATGCTTTACTAACTTCACTTACACTACCAAATTTTTTCCAAAACTCAATAAAATCATTATCTGATAGTTTCATTAGTTCACCTTACGGACAAATTCACCACACCAATCAGTACGCTCAGTCACCGGATAGCAACTCTCGTAATTACCTTCAATTTCAACTAGTGTGGGTGGGTATCGGTAGCAGTAACCTAAGTCATCTTTAGGCTCGCAAGTATAGAAAGCGCAGCTAATACAAGCTGGCATACAATCATTAGGAATCTTGATTTTAGGCATTTAATCTATATATCATATACTTATTGCAATAATATTACAAATTACATTAGATACATAGCTCGTTCGTCTTTACGCCTATTAAGCAATCCTTTAAGAACCTTACCGCTTGCTAAAGAATACTTTAAGAACTCATCAGCTGCACCGTCATAGTCACCGCGGTTATGCTTCTGACGTAGAGTTGATCTCTGTAGTGTTCCTAGTCCTACGTTAAACGCAAAAGAGACCAGAGCGTCAAACCGCCCTTGAGTAATCCCACTAGGGCAATAACGTAAAACACCTCGTTCAAAACGCTGCAAATCAGCTTGCAATATGGCATCCACTTCATCGTCAAAAAGTTTCCTATTCCATTCAATAGGGCAGATCAATGTACCGTTAGCCTTAGCTGCTTTACGCTCGTCTAAGGTCATCCTGAGCTGTTCTGGAGTAGCTATTAAGTGTCCTACTCCAGTAGTCCAGAGCAGTACAGAATCTAGGTAAGGCTTTTTCCTTACACCTTCGTGATGACAAATTGCGATTCTGCCTTTAGCCGATACATTCATTTTTTGCCAAATGCCTGAGTACCAAACCAAAACGCTATAACAGATGCCCAAATCAACTGAGTATCAGAATCCCATACCTCATCAATCATTATCTTAAATGGCACGTTTTGAGTCCATGCGTACCAGACACCAGCTATATCGATAGCCACTAATAAAAAGAATAGACCGTAGGTGACTGTAGGACGCACCATAGCGCGAGCATTTATTACCCATTGACTAGCACCTTGACCGATAGCTATATCGTGCTGGTAGAGTGCCTGACGCTCATCTGAGGCTGCTTGTATCTGAATTTGCTCTGTGTGTATTTCCTCAACACGTTCCTGAGACTGAAAACCTGCTTTCTGCATCTCTAGCTGCATCTGGACTTGAACCTGAGCCATAGCTAGTTCATGCTTCTTATCAGACTTGTCTTGGAAGAAATTGAGCAAACTAGGAAGTCCACCCGATAGAAACGACATAAATGTTGACAATAAAGTAAGCATCATTAACCTTTTTATGCAAAACCAACCAGTTGTTATCGTTCTTGTGCTTCCGTTAATATTTTTATGCGTAATTCTTTCATTTTGCGTACTTCTTCCATTGCCATATTAGTTGCGTTATTCATGTCCATATAAGCAACACCCATCACAGGCAATACGATGACTAACACAATACACAAAATAAGGACGGTGACGAGTAAAGACCACGGTATGTGTGGCTCGTTCGTAGGAGTATCATTAGCCATAGGAACCACAATATTATGAACGTGACCGCGATTATTGATGTCATCTGTTCCGCGATTTTTCTTTTTATACTTGCCCGTCGCCATACTGCCGCCTGTTGCTTTTCTAGTTCCTGACGCTGGACTTCTGCTCGTTCTTCCTTAACCTTATCCCTCATAGCCTCAAAAGCTGTCCATATTGCACCAAGTTCTTTAGGAGCCGAATATACGAGAGTTTCGCGTAATTCTGTTTCTAGTCTTTGCATTTCTTTTACAGCCATTACTCTATTAAATGCTTCCTGATTTACCGATAACTCAGGATCACGAACCTTCTTAGTCTTTAATTCTTCTTCGTAAACGTGTTTCTCAAGCTGCTCATGCGCTTTGAAAAATCCACCCAAATGACTACTAATGTCAGCAACCACATCTTTAACTTTACCGTATGCGTCAACCAACTCCATACCATCAGCTTTAGCCTGTTGATATAGTTCACAGCCTTGTTTGATTGCACTTGCAGCCAGTTTTGCAGCAGCAAGAATTGTAAGTGGGTCCACATTACTTAGGTAGCTGACCGTTACCAGCTAACCATATCATTAGACCTAGTGCACCAGCACCAACAATCCAGAATATCTTCTTTACAACTGACCGACCTACTTCTTCGTAGATACGCTTAAATGCTACTTCAGCAGCACGTTCCGCAATAGCGTCAATCTGCTCGTCAGTCAATTGTATTTTGTCCATGATTAGGCTTTCATGATGTAGCAAAGAGCATAGTACGGAGGCAAGTTAGCGTTAGTACCTGATGCACCTGTAGTAGATACAGAAATGCTTGCAGTAGATGAATCTGTAGTAGAACTTGTATTATCACCAGTAGCAGCAATGGTATCTGAACCAGTTGCTCTATTTGCAGTAATTTTAGTTTGCCCTTGTTGTGAAACTCTAGTAACTCCACCATGAGTATGACCTGAATCAGTTGCGGTATGAGTATGACTAACAACAATCGCATCAGCAGAACCACCAGTTGCAGCTACAGCATACGTAGAACCAGCACCTACTACGAAACGATTACGTAAATCTGGAGTTGAGTTAGAGCCATTACATAGATACCAACCAGTAGGAATAGCAGCAGCAGAACCAGACCAGATAATAATGCCACCACTAGGAATAGCATTATTAGCCACGTAAGCAGTCGTAGCTACCTTAGTAGAGTTATCGCCTGATGATTGTGTAGTAGCCGTAGCTGTAGAGCCTAACGCTACAGTAGAACTAAATACAGCAGCACCAGTACAGGTAAATGCACCACCTACGACAAAGTTATCAGCGTCAGAACCTGTTTGCTGATCTTTAATCTGTGCCATTAACTCACGGATAGCATTGTTAATACCAGATGGAGCACAACCCTCAGCTATGTTAATACCGCCTATATCCGTATTATTGGATGCGGTAGAACTGTATTCACTAATCTTGTTCTTTGCCATGATTATTGCCCATATATCTGTTGAAGTTGCTCAGACGTTACATCTAAAGGAACTTGTGGAGAAATTAAACCTCTACCACCAGTAATAGCTGGAACAGGTATTTGTTTTGGAACTGGAGCACCTAAACGCATTAAATCCGCTAGACGTTCTATAGATTGTCTGCGAATTGCAGTAGCACCTAATCTTGATAAACCAGCACCAGCCGCTAATGGAAGTCCAATAGTAGGTTCATAGATTGATGCACCACCAGCAAATGCACCACTAACAGGACCAGTAGGAGCAAATCTACCAAAGAATTTTAAAAGATTTTGAGCACTTGTTCCTTTAGCAGCAGCAGTAATTTCAGCCTGTTCTGCAGGAGTAAATAACCGCATTTTCTTATCATTCTTAGCTAACTGACGCAATTGTTGAGCCATAGAATTTTCAGCACCAGAAGCAGTAAATTTACTTGTGTCAAGTTTTGCATTTTCAAGCATAGTTTCAAATACATCAGCTTTCATCAACTTAGAGTATTCTCCTCTAGCTTGTTGCCATATAGCAGTACCTGTTTTTGTATTAGTACCAAGAATATCGCTAGTAGGAGCATTAGCTACATAATCATCAAATCTATCTTTAAGTATTGTAGCTAAACGTCTTTCTGATGGGTCATTACTAGCTTGAGCACCTTGAATTACTTTGCGAAGTGCTTGTAACTCAGTAAAGTCCTTAGGCAATGATGTATCTGTAAGTTCTTTAAATGCTGCTTCAATTTTTGGATAACCTGTAGGCGTATAACCTTCTTTACGAAGATCAGTAGCTACTGTAGACATTTTTTGCGTAAATTTAGGAGTATCAAATGCAATACCAGCTTGTTCTGCTTGTTTAAATAATTGACTAGATTTAAGAGCCAAATCTTCAGCAGTAGGACCAACTCTAGGACGAGCACCAACGCCAAACGCAGCACCAGTTACAAGACCAGCACCAGCACCTGCTAACGGTCCAAATTCTTCCCCAACTCCTTGAGCAGCAATAGTAGCAGGAGCAGCAGCAGCTATTTGTCTGCCGGGAGCCTGAGATAACATTTCTGCTATTTTTCTGCCTAAATCAGTAGTGGCTGTTCTTGCCAATGTAGGCAATGTAGCTATTTGACCACCTACGCTACTTAATGCACCAGCAGCAGATTGAGCCATACGTTCAGCAGTTGTTTCTGCTTTTGGTAAGCCAATACGAGTCATTAGATTTTCTACAGCACCAGCAGGAGACGGTATTTGATATTGTTGTGGCAATGCTACGTTAGCCGCCTGTGTAGCTAATTCAGCAGCAGGTAAAGCAATAGTTCCAGCCAATATGCCAACAGGACCAAATGGAGCACCCATAGCAGCACCAGCAGCCACAGGAGCTACCCCTCTAGCAGTTATGCCAAGACTACGAACCAACTCATCTGCAGTAGTTCTAGGCGGCATTGATTGAAGCGCATAATCATACGCTTGCTTATCTGTAAGCTCTGTATCTGAATTAACTTCAAATGAACCAGAGCCGGGAATAGTGACATCGTAACTAAACTTAGCCATTTATTTCCTCTTTACCGTTACACCACTAGGAAGTGCTGGTTGTTGCTGAACTACACCACCTTTAAGAATATCTTCAAACTCACCGTTATAACCGTAAGTACGAGCATATTCTTGTGGAATAGTTTTTGTAGCGCGATCAGCATTGCTAATGTATTGCTTTAATTGTTTACGCAGCTCACCTTCTTTCATTCCAGCAGATAATGCACTTTGAATGTTTGAAAGTGTTGTCATTTCTTGAACTGCTACGCTACCAACTGCACCACCAGTAGGTGATGCTTGTCTCATTTGTTGAATTTCAGTAATAAATGCACGACCAAGCAAATTATCTAATAGTTTTTTAGCTGTATAAGCATCAGTACCCGGAACATTAGCCATTGCAGGAGCAGTCATTCCAGATAAAGACTTAATATAAGCAGGATTATTTAATAAAGATTCAGCAGCTTGTTTAGCATCTACAACATTTTTTAATGTGTAATTAACTAATCCAATAGTTGAATTTTGTGCTGCAACTAATTCCTGCTTTTTCTTAGGAGAAATTATCTTATCTGGCTGATTAATTAAAGGAACAGTGCCTTTAGGAACCTGAACAGACATCGTTGTTGGTTTAATTTCTGGAGCAGCTTCACCAGTTCTTTGCATCTCAGCATCTACTCTAGGAGCAGGAGCCTGAGCCATTGGAGTAATTGGTCCTCTAGGAATTATAGTAGGAGCCTGAGTTACCTGAGGAGCAACTGCTTGAGCTTGAGGAGTAACTCCACCACCTAACATTTCTTCACGAGATTTAGGCAAAGGAACGCCAACGCCAGTTTCAAACTTTAGTTTATTGCCTTCAATAGCAATTCTTGTTTGATCTGCTTGATTTGGAGCATTAGCAAACGCAAGAATATTCTTATTTTGCTCAGGAGTAAGTTTAGTCTGGTCATTAGTACCAAACATTGTATATGCGTAATTACCCGGTATACCTTCGTATTTTTGACCTTTACCTAACTCCATTGCTGCACTTTGAATAGCCTGAATACGTTGAGCTAACTCATTTGCATTTAAGCCGCCAGTACCAGCCAAATCTTTTAATTCAGTAACATAAGGCTTTAATTGTTCTGGAACTGATTTTTCTAATCTACTAAAGTCATATCCTGAAGTGGATAAACTTTCCATTTGCTTACTAATACTTTCAATGTCTTTATTATTTGCATCACGTTGTTTTGCTGCTTTATCTCCGGGCACACCAGATAAACGCGAATTAATATCTAATAACTGAGTTCTACGCTGCTCTAATTGACTCAAACGACTACTTGCTGTTGTTGTCATATCAGGCAATACAGAACCTTCTGGTTGAGCAGTAGATTCAGTAGTAGCAGGAGCAGCAGTAGGAGCAATAGCAGCAGGAGCGCCAGATATAGCTGCTTGAATAGGAGCATTTTCATACCACATCTTCAAGAATCCTTGTGGATCAGCTAAAAGAGCAGCCTTCATTGTTGGATCGTTAGCAAAACGTGGATCTTGCAAAACAGCATTAATGGCTTGTTGTGTAGCTGCATTTTGCTGCATTTGTAAGCGCATTTGAGCTAACTTCTGAGCGTTAGCCATTTGCTCAATAACGCCTTGATATGCCTGACCTGATGCACCGTAACCAGCACCTAAAGCACTCAATACGTTTTGTATACCAGACCTTCTAGGACCTTGTTTACCCATACCTTGAGCCAATGCAGCAGCAGTACCAAGTAGTCCAGCAATATTAGATTGCTTAGAAAGACCAGCAGATTCTTGTGGGCTTAGTAAGCCTTCATACATTGAACCTTGCTGTCCAAATACATTAGGAATGTAATCATAGAGTGCCATACATCACCTATAGCAAAGAAAACGGTTGTGGACGAGCTACAGTTTGCTGCTGTGGATTTAATAAACTCATGTAATCCATTGGCTGAGGCTGACCACGACTAACTTGTCCAGCAGGAGCCATTGGAATAGGCTGTTCAGGAGCAAATGCACTTTTAGCTAAACTTAATCCTGACTGTGCAGTAAAAGGATTCTGGTTTAAATATTTATTGGCAGCACCAATATCAGAACCTAAATTTGAAAATCCACCGCCAATTTGTTGCATAAATGTGGGCGAACCAGTTAGTGCAGTAGCTTCAGGTACTGCACCCATCATTCCAGCTCCACCTTGAACACCGGGTATCATTGCGTTAGCACTACCAGCAGCACCTGCACCAGCACCACCCATACCGCCAGCAAATGATCCACCAGCAGCACCTAATGCACCACCCATCATTGCACCTTGAATCGGATTTTTGCTTGTAACTGCACCACTAATTGCACCGATTATCATACCTGTAGTAACTGGCTCTCCCATTATTTACCTCCTTGAGGCGTAGCTTTTTGCTCTGTAACGCTTCCTTGAGGAGCGGTAGAGTACAAATTAGCATATTGCTGTAACTTCATTTGCGGCAGATTTTGACCATAATTGTATCGATTAATATCAGCTTGCAATTTATTCATATCGTAGTTTTCACCAATCTGACCAACCTTACCTAATGCAGTAATATCAAAATAATCAGCTTGTGCCATTTGTGGAGCCATACCAGTAGCTTGCATTTGACGCTGACGTTCAGCCTCAGCACTTTGATACGCTAAGTTACCGCCTTGCTCCGTTAGCGCACGAGCAAAGATGTCTTGAGCCGTACCTGCTTGTTGACCCATAGCACTAGAGCCATAACGACCAGAAGATGCAGCATTAGATTGAAGTGCTTGAATATTTTTATTGTATTGCTCACCAGACAATCTATTTGTCTGAGCCAAAGCACCAGCTAAAAATGGATTAACACCATTACCTTGAATTGTGGCTAGTGTTTGAGCCTGTGCAGCATCCAACAATGGAGAGCCAGCTAATGCTCGCTGTTCAGCTAACCGTAATGCTTCTTGAGTTTGTGTAGATGGACCTATGTAGGTATCGCCCTGATAATACTGTGGACCAGCACCTTGATAGAGACGTTTAGCCTCCTCTAAGCCATAGGTAACATACGGCTTGATCGCTGGATCAATACTCGTAGTTGTCGTAGTTTTTTGTTCACCACCGCCGCCGCCAAATAAAGCCATCTTTACACCTCACAAATCCATTGTTTTGGACGGAATCCGTAATCAGCCGCCCTTTTAGCCCAACCACGCCTATGACTAGAAAATGTTATGTACTTAACCTTAGCCTCTGCCGCCATGCCTTTGATGTATTTTAAGGCATTTTCGACAACATCATAACTATTTTCTAACGAATAAGCCGCCCATAAGTGCATTGTTTCGCCTTGTGGCTGCAAGATAAAGAAGCCAGCGTAGTGGTTATTCTCTATAAGTACAAACAACAGACTTTGTTTATTAAAGCAGTCTGTATATACATCTTCAATAATCCAGTTCTCTGGACTCCTACTTTTAATCTTATCTAAGCCGGGCTTTACACTAGCCCACCATTGTCTTAGTTCCTGTGGAGCAATATATCTATACTCCATTAACCCACCACAATATATCCATACGTTTTATCTGCCGTGTTGTTAGACCAATGTGTCAGAGTAGCACTTCCTCGTACTTGACTGCTAACATATATGTTAGATGATGCTTTATTAGAAACATAGTTTACCGTAGTAATAACGCTAGGTATTGACGGTCTAGTCGGACTAGTTCCTGCCGCAAATGTTTCAATCGTTACAGCCGTATCTGTAACTCTCCACATTATCTCAAGATAGTCACCTGCTGCTAATTCAATAAAGTAATTTAATGCACCAATAATATGGCTAGGATCATTTGAACTTTTCCTTGCTGGAATACCAAACCGACTATTAGAAGCCGTTATATCCGTTCCATTCTTTCTAAACCACACATCTACATCTTGGCTGCTATTAGTCGTATTCTTAAACTGAATGGAAAATTGCAAGTTATAAACACCTGCATTTCTGACATTCATCCTAGAGCTATTCGATAGATATACCCCATTGGAGTAGTCAGTTGTATTTAATGTAACAGCATACGCAGTCGTAGTATTAGCAGCAGTCTGGTTCGTGCTGTCCTGAAACGCTCCGTATGGCATCGCATCAGTAAATGCAGCCGCAGATACAGGAGTGAAGAATAAAAGGCTATCCTTGCCTATACGATCATCAAATAGCGTAGTGGTAGTAGTATTACCTGTCGCTAAAGTAACCGTACCAGTATTGTTCGTCTTACCGTCCATGATTCCACGGACTACTTCAGATACTTGACGTTCATCAGCACCAAAGACAGGTAGAGTACGAAACTGAACACTTCTAGTCATCGTGTACCCTGCGTAGCAATATCAATTTCGCAACCAGTTAATGTTTTCCAGTTCAAACTAGTCGGGCTAACCTTAACTCTATGATAATTGCCGTTAGACCTTACTCCACATCTATTGTCTGCATCTGGTGTCGATGCTGTGCCGAATTCAACCTGATCTGTGAGCAATACTCTACTGGCAATTGAGACTGTGCCTGTTCCATTATCGATAATAGGTTTTGCCAATGTGATAAGAGAACGTCCAATATCAATATCCCCAGAAGTAATGTAAGCAGATTTATAAGGACCAGAGAAGATAACAATCTTCTGATCTCTAACTCCAACGAATATAAGCTGACCACCAGCCCATACCTTAGAATCTAATGGAATATCTAATGAATCTAGGTTGCTGTTGTAGTTATCTACTTGCTCAAGTGTGGCACTAGGTGTCAGACCATACGATAGAGACACTACATCAGTCGTACCATAGCTCCATTTATTCAAATCGATAGAGTAGTACAACAAATAACGACCACCAAAGCTATTAGTAAAGTTCCAGATGACTAACTTACGCACCGGATCAATAGTTGCTGACATTTTGGTAGGTATTTCACCCAAGATACAGTTCTCAAAGAACCAGCGATTAACCTTTTCTACGCCAATGTTCTTAACTGACTTGCCATCGCAGACATAAAAGCCATCATCAGACAAGAAATACGTTAATCCACCGAATTGGGCAATAGAACCGTTAGAAATACATCCTAATGTCCTAGAAATAGCGTCAAATTGGAAGAAATACGGACTTCCTGAGTACGTCATACGATAGATAGCACGCTCTAAGAAGATTAGACCGTATTCACCACCTGCTAGACCTGTAATATCACCGCCATCAGGTATTAATTGCGTATCAGACTGAGATGCAGCACCCGGAGTCCAGTCAGTCTCGTCATTTATATCTGACCAATAGACCTTGTTCTCCTCACCGCCTACATTAGCCGCTACAACAAAGTCTCGCACTACTGTTACATAATGAGCAGCAGGAGCAGCAGCCGCTAAGTCAGCAACATACGTCGATGAACCTAGATCGTAAGCCTGTAATTGGTCAACACCATTAGCTAAGATAATCTTTGATCCAAACTGAGTTATATCCCATGATTCAACTGCCGAATAACCAGTAGTTGTTAATGCGCTAAGTGATGTATCGCTAGAATTAAACTTATAAATCTGAGTAGCACCAGCAGCAAATAAGGTAGAAGCACCAGCAAACTTACCTGCAAAAGTAACGAGAAGATTTTGACCAGCATTTCCAGAATAATCAGCAGCTTCACGTAAAGGCGCATATCCGTTAGTAACAGGATAGCAATTAACGGCATCCGTCACAGCACCAGTAATACCCGGCTGATCTGGTAACCACTCACCGAAGATAATCTTTTGCTTTGCCATTACTGTCTAGCCCATGAAGTTGATGCAGCAGAAGCCTGTTGCCATACATTAGCAATAGGAGCAATTAAATCTGCATCGGTGTATCCATATTCCCAATAGCCATAATCAACGTAACCAGCACCTGTATCAGTCCATGTACTTGATCTAGCTGTGACATTTGACCACTCATAGCCAATAATGTCACCAACAGCCACCACAGTCGCATTACCACTAAACGACATAGGAACATTAAATATGCCAGTTCCTATTGCATTTACTGTTGCATTTCCAGTAACACTAGCAGCAGCACCTACTGTGAAATTACCTTTAGCCGTTACATTAGCATTGCCAGTAATAGAACCAGTACCTACTAATACATTCGCTACTGTAATTCCTAATTGTGCATTACCTGTAATACTAGCAATAGCTGTAAGAGTCTTTGTCCCTAATGCTGTTACTGTGGCAGTTCCATTAATTGAAGCACTAGGCTCTTGATCCTCGTTCTCACAATACCCACCGACCCAATAACCTTTTTTAACGTATAGGTCGATGACAGCTACAGCAGTTACAGTCGCAGTACCTGTAATAGACGCTGTGCCTAAATAATAATCTACTGCCTTAGCTGTTACTGTTGCTGTGCCTATTATCGCAGCAGACGCACTACCTTCATTCTCAGCATAACCAGCATCCCAATAGCCAGCCGTGACATATAACTCTGGAGCAGTTAGATCACCGTCACCATAGCCATATACCCAATAGTCGTAATCGACATAATTTGTAGCCATTACAATCCACTAATCTGCTCTGACGTTAAAGTCTGAAAATCAGACGATGTAATTGAACCAACTTGAACTGAAATTAATTCTGATAAGCCCGGGAATACATACTCAACCCATTGCTCTTGCGATTGACTCCACGACCAATAGCCATCTGGTTTAGGATCACGAATTACCCAACCCGGTGGATACCACCACACTACCTCTTTGCCTTCAGGACACTCAGGAGCATCAGGCACTTCAATCCAGCCATCTGTGCCATCTGTCTCAGGCTTTGGTATAGAACCATTTTTAGAATACATAAGTCACCTATTGAATCGGGAATGCTGCGGCAGGAGGCGTAAAAGTAGCTGTGTATCGCGCATAACCTTTAGTAATTCTTATATCATCCATGTAGCCAATAAACGGGGATTCACCAGCAGATTGCCCACCAATAGATAAAATTTGGGTTCCAGACAAACTAGTTGAATCAGTAGTTGTTTGAATTAATACACCATTATTAAATGCTCTTAATGATGTTCCTGAGCGCGTAAATGCAAGATGAGTCCATGTATTTGCTGCTACTGTAGTTCCTGTAGCAGTATTTCCACCAGTCAAAGCAATTCTAGAAGTACCGCCATCTAAAATTTGAACTATCCAAATAACTCCTCCAGTATTTCCTTGTCTAGCTATTACTGTTTGGCTATATCCGGGGCTTGTGTTTGTTGTATATACCCAGCACTCAATAGTGAAATCTCCGGTTCCAAAGTCCATATTAGGTGTATATGAAGCTTTTAAATAATCCCCAGTACCATCAAATTTTATTGACGTAGTACCCCACTTCGCCTGTGTCGTGCTTACCTGTGCATCGCCAACAGTCTCTAAATCATTCTTAGCAGTAGAGTCGAAGATGCCGGAGTTGGTGTAGTTAAGCAGGAATGATGTGTTAGTAGTATTTGTGTCAGGTGCAGTTGGAATACTTGCAGGAGCATTGGCTTGCTTAACTAGCTTTGAGTTTGATATATAACCGAAAAATAAACTTCCAATTGTACGATCTGAAGCAACAATTACTCTAGAACCTGCCACACCATAAGCACTAGAGTTAGTGGTTGTTGCAGCTACTGATGTGCTATTGACATATAAATTAACGGTACTGCCTGATCGAGTTACAACAACATAATTCCATGCATTTAAAGCAATAGAACCACCTGTTACTGATCCACCGCTTGCACTACCAGTTAAAAATTCAAAACTTATATCTTTTTGCGTTCCTCTAGCAACTAGTTGCCAACCATTCCAACCGCCAGTATCAGCATAAGACATAATCCCGTGATTTACGCCTCCTGTTAATGTGGTCGGGTAAATCCAACAAGAAATAGTAAAGTTACCGGTACTAAAATCACCACCAGATGCACTAGGACCTGTTAAATAATCCCCAGTCCCATCAAAATACCCACTACCACCTACTACAGCAGTATCGTAAGCAGCAGTAGGAGCAAATGGGCTGAAGGCTTGGACGGATGGTGAACCGCTTACATTTATTGTATTTGCAACCGTACTATTATCAACAAAACGATTTGATTGCGAAGTTAATAAAACTGTATTTGTTATAGCTGTTAATGGCGTTGTTGAAGGAGTAAATGCGGCTGTATAAACAGCAGAACCAACAACATATCTAATATTAGATAAATAACCAGTATGGTAACTAGCTCCAGCGTAAGTAGAACCAATAGCCAAATTACCGGCCGGAAATGAAATGCTATTAGTTACTGACGCAACTTGTGCCCCATCAATAAACAACTTTAATGATGTTCCTGACCTTGTGGCAGCAACATGAGACCATTGATTAACAGGAATAGTAGATGATGATGTTGCATAAGCCGCAACCCCATCTTTTGCAAATTCAAGATAACCAGTAGAAGTCCGGTATAAAGATATTCCTCCAGAACACACAACATAGACTTGTAAAGCACTAGCCGTTGTTGTGTTATATACCCATCCTTCTATACAAAAATCGCCTGTGCTTGCGTTGTATGCTGCATTACTTGTAGCACTTAAATTGCTTGATCCAGTAAAATAATTACCCCACCCTGTTTGACTAAACGGAGTAAACGTGCCCTGAGTCGTATTACCATTTCTAGTAATAGTGAAGTTGTTAGTGCTAGAGTCTAAGAACGTATTATTCTGCGCTCCGTTAGTGCTGCCAGTATTTAATAGCAATGTCGTTAGATAGAACTGCGGATCACTAACAGAGCCAGACGCTACCATTGCTTGCATTAATTTAGTAAAAGCAAACATCCTGACTCCCTTATGGTGTGTAACCTTGAGCAATCGAGCCGTACCAGTTAGTACCGTCACTCACAAATGTCAGAATATCCATCTTGCCAGCCGTTGAAGTAATTGTCGGCGCACCAGCCGTACCCCATTTAACACTAGTAAATGTCGCTGTACCTGCACCAGTAGTCGCAGCTTGTTTTAACAATAGGACAAATGATTTACCAGCCGTAGCAGTAGGCATGGTGAACGTACAAGCAGTAGAAGCCGTTAATGTAGCTGTCTGAATTGTGCCGTTAGTCAATGCAATAGTGTTTGTGCTTGTAACCGTACCAATAGCCACAACTGATTCAACATAGTTAGTGATTGTCGGATTATTGACAGTAGGGGATGTAGCTAACATCACATCGCCGGTACCAGTAGCAGTACTAAAGTCAGTTAAACCAGCTTCCCACGATGCAGCAGTAGTACCAGATGTCAAAATAACCGTACACATTGCAGTAGTGCCCGGCAATACGGTAATTAACGCATTAGCACCTGACGATTGAACCGATAGATTACCTGTTGAATTATTAACAATATGGAATGACCAACCTTGTGCCAATGTAGACGTTACAGGCAACACAATAGTCTGAGTCGTAGAACCAGTAAATACTTGATAATATGTACTTGAGCTAGTCAGAGTAGTTGTTGTACCTGCCGTAGCTGTAGTGGTAAATCCCATTAGGGAAGCCATAGCAGCAGGAGCACTCGTCGCAGCAGTACCACCGTTAGCCAATGGCAGCGTACCAGTTACACCAGTCGTTAATGGCAGACCTGTAGCGTTAGTTAATGTGCCTGATGCTGGAGTACCTAGAGCACCACCAGTTTGATATTTGTCGGAATTAAGATTCGTAAAGTTGGCATCAACCTCAACATAACTAAGTGCAGAGCCTTTGCCAGTACGAGTAACGATTGTTGACATAGCTTACCTCACGCCAAAGTTACAGAAAGATTAGACGATGTTATCTTAAATATATCACCGTTAGAAATAGTTTTACTTGCGTCTAGTGGTGTGTGATACAAAAGATTACCCGTAGTAACCGCATCACGAATACCAACGTGAGTAATGATTCCCCAATCAGCCGTACATTGAGGAAACTCAATCGCAGAACTATTCGATGTAGCACCGTTAGACGGAGCACTAAACGTAATAGACTGACGAACATACGAGCCACCTGTAACCTCTGTGCCTGTATCAGCATCAGTAGGATCAGATGTATATAAAGCTAAATAAGTAGTAGTCGGTGCGGTATAAGAAGAACCACGCAGAGTACCGTTAATTAGCGCATTTTCGAGATAGTTACTTATTTCTGCCATGATTTACCTCACAGACATAGACATAGGTTGACCACCGTATTCACCATTCTGGTCGGCAGTAGAAATTGCTAAAATAGCACGATCATACAAGGTAGCCCAAGTCTGGAGCCTTGCATCGTTCATTAAATATGGTTCAGCTTCACCCAATGACGCATATAACAGCGCATCAGGATAGTTAGCTATAAAGACATTAGTTATATTTGTATCAGACAATAACTGAGGCTTACCGTAATACAGCATTTGAATACTGTAAGCAGTATCAGGTATTGGAGCGAATTGAATCTCAGTTGCAAGAATCGTGTAGTTGACAGGAGCACCAGCTTCAGTAGTCCTAGCTGTTGCATAAAAAGCATTAGGAGTTAGGTACGATACTGACTTTACAGGAGTAGTACGTAGATGTACGTCACGCATCTCTAGGAAGTCCGTAGGCAAGCCAACAGTCTCATCACCTGCTGTGGTATCAGCACGAGCCACAACGAGCATCTGGCGCGTTCTGAGGTCTCTACGGAGCCTTTCCTCAGCCAATTGGATAAAGTCCGGTATCTGAGAAGTCAGATCACTACGACCTAAGTAATTTGCTATCGCAGTTTTTAACGAACTGTAATCCGTCATAACTATTTCCCTGAGTTGTGTCTCTCCACAGCCCCATCTTCTACATCATCCCATCGGTATTCATACGTTCCAATGTGACCTATATGCATAGACAGACTGTGATCTACATACGTCTGGAATCCGTTATCTAAAGCCTTGACGCAGAAATGTACATCTTCGCCAATAATGCCCTTAGAACCCCATCCAACGTCATACCACGGCTTTTTAGTAGCCTCGAATACATCTTTATGTATCATTACTACACCACCACCTACAGCCGTACAAGGTTCAATACCTTCCTTGCCTCTTGAATCTATTTTATGCCAAGCATGACTAATAATGTTGCCATTTTCGTCTTTTTCTAGCTGTAAATTCAATGCTGTTGGTAACGTAGGCTTGCGACGAGTTACTGCATTAACTCCAACAATCGGCACTTCTCTACTTAACAATATCTCTATCGTATCGCTAGGGAACCTCATATCTGAATCAATGAACAGAATGTAGTCGCAACCCTCTTTTAAAGCAGCTTCAACTAGCTTTTCACGCTGATCGAATATCAACGTACCAGCCATTGTGTATAACTTTAAGCCGTGTTCACCTGTACCACACCGAAACTTACTATCTCGTCCTACCATCTTCGCAAAGTCAAACGCAAAGCCAGTATGAACCTCATCTCTAGCGGGAACACATACTCCGACAGTAGTTCCCATTAGATAGTTCCTTTGTAGACTTTCCATTGTGCATTATCGGAATCATTGAGCCATCGAGCAAAACCAGCATCATCAACGATAACAAAACCCTTCATAATTCCCTTTTTATTCAAGTCATCAATGACCGTAAAAGGTATTCGAGCTATGTGATGTAAATCGTTTAGATTTCCTGTTCTTGCCTTGTCTATCTCTCTGATATGGTTGTTACTATCAAGTATCTCAGTAACATCCTGTTTAGTCTCGATGATAATGCCGCCATCACCGTCCGCATGTACAACCTGTTGTCTATAGTCCATAAGTCCTCGTAAATGCCCCCAATCCGAAGATCAGGGGCAGTCTTATTACAGAGCCATGTTCAAG